TTAGCGCAAAAGTATCAACCACAAATGGTACAACCTATGAAATTGTACTATGAAGATGAATTTGCTAGAGCGTTAGCAGAGGATGGATCTGCATCTAGCACATACATTACACCTAAAGCTTATTACCCAGGATCATAATGGCAAAATACGCAACAGGAAAATACGCAAAAGCGATATCAGATCGATCTGGTATGGAATTTCCATACAAAGAAATGGTTAGAGAATGGAATGGTGCCTTTGTTCATATTTCAGAGTTCGAACCAAAGCAACCACAATTAGAACCAAAACCAATGAATGGTGACTCTATATCTTTACGTAATGTAAGACCAGATAGAATAGAACCTGCAGTTGCTGCACTATTAAAAAATAACCCTTTTTCAATAACTGCATCATCACAAACAATTACAGTTACAGAACCAAACCACGGCAGATCAACGAGTGATACTGTAAGATTTAGAAATGTTGTGGGTAGTCCCGGAGGAGTGGCTTTTACAACGTATGAAAATGCAAGTGGTTTTAGTATAACAGTAACTACAACAGATAAGTATACATTTACATTAGGTGCAACTCCTAGTATAACAGAAGAGTCAGGAGGACCAACTGTGTCTGCAGGACCAGTTACATTAACGGCATGATAAAAAAATTAAAAAACTTTATTTGTAAAATATTTGGTATTAAACAATGCGCATGTAAAGATGAACATTTAGAGTTATATGAAGATATACCAGAACCAGATATTCCTACATATAAGCAAGATAAAATAAATAGAAAACATAAAAAAGGATCTGAATAATGGCTGGATTAAGTGCATCGGGATTAAAAACACAGATTAAAAGTTATACTGAAACAGACTCTACTGTTTTATCAGATGCCGTTTTAGAGAATATAATTTTAAACGCACAGTACAGAATTTTTAGAGATGTTCCTATAGATGCAGATAAAAAACAACAAACAGGTAATTTAGTTGCAGGACAAGAAACAATTAACGCTCCAGCAGGAGCAGTTTTTATTAGAGCAATACAAGTTTATGATTCAACATCGGCTACAACTGGAGCAAATGTTTTTTTAGAAAAAAAAGATATTTCATATCTACAAGAATATGTTTCTTCAACTGAATCATCTAAAAGAGGACAACCTAAGTATTACGCTATGTTTGGTGGTGCCACAGGAGAATCTGACACTACATCTGGAAGAATGATGTTTGCCCCAGTTCCTGATACTACCTACAAATTTAGAGTTCATTACAATGCAGCTCCTGCATTATTAGAGAACAATGACACTAATTATATTAGTCTTAATTTTCCAAATGGGCTATTATATTGTTGTTTATCGGAGGCGTATGGCTTTTTAAAAGGCCCGATAGACATGTTGACATTATACGAAAATAAATATAAACAAGAGGTACAGAAGTTTGCTAACGAGCAAGTCGGTAGAAGACGAAGAGACGACTACACAGACGGAGCAGTTAGAATACCGATTAACTCAGCAAACCCATAGGAGAATAAATTATGGCAATATCATCAGCAGTTTGTAACAGCTTTAAACAAGAAATTTTAGTTGGTACACACAATTTTACAGCATCAAGTGGTGATACTTTTAAAATAGCTTTATTTACAAGTTCTGCATCTTTAGGTGCTTCAACTACAGCTTATTCAACATCAAATGAAATTTCAAACACATCTGGATCTGCATACAGTGCGGGTGGAGCAACTCTTACAAGTGTAACCCCAGCTTTAGATTCATCAACTGCAGTATGTGATTTTGCAGATGTAAGTTATACTTCAGCATCTTTTACAGCAAACGGTGCTTTAATTTATAACGATTCACAATCTGACAAAGCTGTTGCCGTTATCGCTTTTGGCGGTGACAAAACAGTTTCTTCTGGGACTTTTACAATTCAATTTCCAACAGCAGACGCAAGTAACGCAATCATTCGTATAGCGTAAGGAGGAAATCCTTATGTCGGAAACATCAATTTGGGGTGGAGATAGCCCCTCAGTTGCATGGAACCAAAACACATGGCAATCTAATACTATAGTTGTAGAATTAACAGGTGTAGCCGCTACTACATCTTTAGGTAACTCTGAAGAATTTAACGAAACAGGTTGGGGAAGATTAGCTTGGAACGATGCTGATTGGGGTGAAGGAAGAGATGAAACTATTTCTGTTTCAGGTTTTGAACTAACTTCTTCTACAGGATCTATTACTACAGGAGTTACTTATTTATTAGAGATGATTGGTTCCAATCACTCTTTAACTTCTAGTGTTGGTAGTCCGCAAGTTGATGGTGAAATAGGTGTGCCATTAACAGGTGTATCAGCAGATTTTGCAACACCAACTTTATCTTACACAGGAACATTAGTTGGTTGGGGTAGAGATGGTTGGAATGATAATTCTTGGGGAGAATCTCCTGATCAAGTTATTCCGTTAGTAGGTCAAGAATTAACTTCAAGCGTTGGATCTCCTACTTTAGAATTTGCATACGAATTATCTGGTCAAGAAGCTACAACAAGTGTTGGTAGTGTTAGTTTTGTAATTAGTCCTACTGTTGCTGTCTCTGGACAATCTTCTACTTCATCTTTAGGAACTTTAGGAGTTGCTTTTGGTGTAAGCACTGAACCTATAACAGGAGTAGCTGCAACATCCGCTATAGGAACTGCAGGGTTAGAGTTTGGTCCAAGTGCCATTACTGGTGTATCTGCAACTTCTACCGTTGGAGATGTAGAAATTGGTTCTATTGAATTATTAAATTTAACAGGTGTTTCTGCAACCTCTTCTGTAGGATCAATATCACCTGCTGATGTAGTTGGATTAACAGGTGTTTCTTCTAGTTTTTCTGTAGGATCACTTACTGTTACTGATGTAACTCAAGGATTACCTACTGACGCTTTAACCTCTAGCGTAGGAGTATTAGGAATACAGGCTTACGCAAATATTGACAGCGGTTCAAATGCAAGTTATAGTAGCGTTTCAACAGGATCGAATGATACATATTCGGATGTTGCAACTGGATCAAATACAAGTTATAGTGACGCTGCATAATAGGAGATAATTTATGGCATCAACATACACACCTTTAGGTGTAGAACTTCAAGCAACTGGTGAAAACGCCGGTACATGGGGAACTAAAACT